TATCCCTCAACACTATTAGTATAGCGGAAGTTTGTTGGGTATGCTATTAATACGGTCAGTTTGTAAACTGGCATAGTCCTTATGGAGTTCACACCCAATATATGATCTATTATGTTTCTTAGCAACCATCGCAGTAGTGCCTGACCCTAAGAATGGATCAAGTATGATGTCACCCTCCTCTGATCCTGCTAGAATGCATGGTTCAATGAGATCAGGTGGATACACTGCAAAATGAGCACCCTTGTATGGTTTATTGGTTACTGACCACACACTACGCTTATTCTTTGTTTTATAACTCTTAGTCAAGCCTGTGTGAGGGGATAGACCAGTGCCAGCATTATGATACTTGCCTTGAGTACGATCTCTAGTACCCCAATCTTTCGCTGGTTCTTTAATTGCTTCATTGTTATAATAATATCTTTTACTCTTACTCAATAGAAATATGTACTCATGTGATTTAGTACAACGATCACGTACACTCTCAGGCATAGGATTTGGTTTGTTCCAAATAATATCTTGTCTTAGATACCAACCATCAGCACGTAATGCAAATGCAAGCATCCATGGAATACCAATAAGATCCTTCTCTTTCAATCCTTCAAGTTTGTTTCCTCTACGAGGACACACATCTGGTAGATCTTGCTTTGTATTTGAGACTGTTTGTTTAACCAGTCCTTGTCCTCGCCCTGGCCTGTAATTATAGTAACTATCCCCAATATTAAGCCAAAGAGTTCCATCATCTGTGAGCACATTCTTTACACCTCTGAATACTTCTACTAAATTCTCAACAAATTCTTCAGGTGTCTGCTCTTGACCTATTTGGTCATCCTCTCCACCATAGTCTCTTAGACCATAGTAAGGTGGAGATGTGACACACATACGTGGTCTTTCAGCAATGCCTGTAGTAATATGTGCATGTAGTGTGTCAAGTGTTTTACGACAATCACCAAATAATACTGTGTCTCTCATTTATAATGCTTCATCATAAGGTTGAAAGCAACATCATAGTTGCATGCTTTGAGTATTTCACCATTGTGTATGACCATGTATCTGTTATGCTTACCCATGACAGGGACAGCAGCCCATTCACCATAAGGTTGTTTGGTAACAAAACCAGGCATCATAAACTTATCTTCTAATAGATGTGGGTTTTCTAGTTTCTCTAGGTTGGGTCTGGTACGTTTTGCCATACTATATCACCGTATGTATCTAAGACATACGCATTTATGAAATGATCTGAGTCTGGACAGTCTGCTAACTTGGGGAACCAAGCACCAGCATTCACTGTAGCAGCGTCCTCTGCCTCGAATCTGATAGTAGTATACACCCCTTGCTTGATGATGTCAAGTACATACTCATCGATGAATGGTTCGTACCATGTATTAACAGTTGCTTTCTTGCTTGCATCAAGAGCATTATATGTGCTAAGGTCCATGTATACCAAATAACATTGGTTACGATTAGCATAGTATTCCATCAACTGAAACACTGATAGTTCGTTACCTTGTACAATCATGACATATTACCCAGTTCATCATTGGCATCTGCTATGAGTTTCTCTAAGAAATCTCTATTCTTCTCAGTATCACGACCCTCATACGCAGCCTCTATTCTATCTGTTTTAATCTTATCATACTCAACCAACATATCATTGAAGTATGTCTTATCAGTCTCTGACTTGAGTGTCAAGAAGTATGCTATCTTATCTCTGAACTTCTTAAGTCTATGCTTACCCATTTCAATGAACTGACCAGCAGTTGCAAGATAATCTTCAGTTGGGAAGTCTACCTTGTATACTTTATTATAAAACTCTGGAGATATAGGGAACTTAGTATTCTCTGTGTCATTAGTAAACTCAGTAGAATCAGTTAGTTCTCTTAGTTTAGTTCTATACAATGTATACTGTGCTTTAGTATCAGCATCAATTGGTGCATCAGCTAACTGTGTCCAGTCTGTTTCATCCAACAAGAAATTTCTTGCTAGTCTTATACTAAATGGTGAGACTGCTTTCTGCTTAGAATACATTCTAGATAATTCATCTTGGAACTCATCGTTCTCAAGTGAATCAATTAAATAGAATCCTTCAATTAGTTTATCTTTAAATGCAGTCGCTTCAGCAGCACCAACTGCCTCCATCTCGTAGTCAACCCACTTAAATGTGTCAGTCTTAAAGTCTTTTACATACTTCCTACGCTTTGCTGTGTATGAATCATTGGTAAAATACTGAAACGTGATAAGTTTATCCTTGTCACTATCCCATAAAGGATATAACAATGGAGTGAGTGTATCCTTCCAATATGATTCAGGAATAGTCTTTGGTGTACCGTTGTACTCAATCTCCTGATTGATTACATCTAACTGTACTTGCAGTACTGGTGCATCTGCCATTGTATTATTAGTATCTCCGTAGTATTTAGAAAGCTTTGATCAAGTACTTGCATAATATGTAAGGATGCAAGAGTGGTACATCGATATCAGGATCAATAGTTGCCTGTGGTTCTATCTTAGTAGTTGATTTTAATGTCAACGTTGCTTCAGAAGCACCAAGACCAGAACTATATGTAATACCTGGACCTGTCTCACCTTGAACAGTATAACTTAGTGAGTCAACACCTGGTTTACTGATCTTACCAGCAGTAGGAACAAATACAAGACCACTCACCTTTTCATTCCAATAAATGAATTCACATATACCATAGTGGTCACTGTCTGCATCATTATCATTGGCAGCACTAGGTGTTGCACGTGGTTGTTCAATCTTTATCTTAGTACCAACTGCTTTAGCATCAATTGGCATTGCTACTGAATAAGTATACCATTTAGTAGCACCACTTGCACCATCCCATGATTGACTGAGTACAGGAACATCACCAATGATAGGATCAGTTCTAACTGAGTTTGGTGTGATAATAGTATCAATCAATGTCCAACTGCTTGAGTCAGCAGGTTGATAGTATACACGTAACACTTCTTCTGGTACGTTACCACCATTGACACCATTACCTCTACATGCCTTGATGGAGAAATAATTACAATTGGTTGTGTCAACTGGATTTAATGTAATGAATCGTGTGCCAGTTGTACCACTGAGACCACCGAACTTGACGTAGTTGGTATATTGTGATGAACTATTAGCAGTTAAGAATAATTGATCAACAACACCAGCAGCATCATCAACTGTGGATGTAACCTTAGTACCACCACCAGCTCCATTCATAACATAGATGTATGGTATCTCTGTGTATCCACCACCAGCAGAATCTAAACTGATTGCTGTTACTTTATTAGATGCTACAGTTACTGACGCAGTAGCAGCAGTGGTAGCACCACCACCAACAATATAAACGTCTGGTACTTGTGTGGTTGGCAGTTTAAAGTTACCAGCAGTACCAGTACCAGTACCATTACCAACAATATTTACATCCCATACTGTGTTTGATTGTGATCCTGATGCAATAATGTCACCTGTTGATGTACCTGTTGATCCACCAGTATATCCAACAATCTTACCCAATCCAATCTTAACATATCCACCATCACCATTAGATGTAGAACCAGTAGTTTGTCCACCTGGATTGACACCTGCTCCACCAGCACCAACTGTGACTGATACTGAACTAGGATTGTTTAAGTTAGACCATTGTATTGATCCACCCCAGTTACCACCTGATCCACCACCACCGCCACCAGCAGTCCAGTAGTCATTATTATATGTGACGCTCAGGGTAACACCACCAGTACCATTATGTGAATGACTGAATGAGTTTAGACTAAACCAATCACTACGATAAGAACTAACACCTGATACACCACCAGATCCACCACCGTGACCTCCGTCTGCACCAGGTCCACCACCAGGTCCACCTGATGCTCCACCGTTTCCTTGTCCACCAAATGATACACCATTTCTGGCGACTCCAGCACCTCCAGCACCACCGCCACCACCGATACATCCGTAACCGCCGCCATTACCACCAGCACCTGGTCCTATTGGTTGAGTTGTAGCATCTGGTTGAGAATATCCTGATGGTGGTCCTTGACCATTTTGACCAGCACCACCGTCATATCCGTCTCCACCACCGCCACCGCCTCCAGCAGCACCTCCAAGAATTTGTGTACCACGCATGATCATGCCAGCAGCACCACCTCCACCGCCGTCTGCATCGTTATGTCCTGCACCACCTGTTCCACCATTAGCACCCATGCTATTGGTTCCACCAGGTCCACCATTTACAGGTCCACCATTTTGACCTGCACTTCCAACTTTGACGTTCCACCCACCAGTTGAGAAACTACTCAACTGTGAACTGATCATATCAATGACCATAACCGCACCTTGATATCCATAACGGTTACCACGAGCAGTACCACCGTTTCCACCTCTTACTGTGAATTGAACTGCACTTGGATTACTAATACCCTGAGTATTAAATGTACCATCACTATTAAGTGTCTCTGTATATGTACCACTTTGTCCACCGACACGTAGATTTATACCAGCAGTTCCATTACCATAGTCACCAAACACTCCAGCAGTACCACCACCGCCAGGATCATTTGGATAATCTGCTATGAGCCAACCTTCAGCACTTTGACCATTAGCACCAGCACCACCATCCTGACCATCTTGATTACCAGTGGCTGAGACACTACCAGATTGTGAGGCAGTACCACCAGCTCCACCATCTCCACCTTGCTGTCCGTTGGATGCACCACCGCCTCCACCACCAGCAGAGACCAAGTTAAGATCACTACCAACAACTATACTACTGCTGCCACCATCATTACCAGCAACATTACCAGCAGCACCAGATCCACCACCACCAACAACTGTGTATATTAATCTGTCTGGTGTACCTGAGATATTTCCTAAGTTAATGCTGTATGATCCTGGTGATGAATATGTCCACTCATCTGAATAATCATATACAGGAGTACCACCAGTGTTAACTGTTCTACCACCAATATTAGATGAACCAGTAAACTGTTTCATTACTGGGTCAGGTATATAAGTTTGGAATATGTATGAACCAGCACCTTGAGCACCTGATGCCATGTAGAACTGTTCATTTGCTGATGCTGTTGGGTCTTTAAGTGATCCCACACCACCAGCACCACCAAATGCATCAAATACATCATAGGTAGCAACAGTATTATCTGTAATAGGACTTCTTAATAGTCCATGCTTGTGTGTGAATACAATACCACCAGTAGGATACCATCTAGCAAGTCTACCTCTACCTTCACGATAGTCTTGTAGATACCTATCACCACCTGCTTCTGCTTGATAACTATTAAATCCTGGTACAGTATGATATACTGTGTGACTATGTTGTGGAGCACCAGAGAGTTTAGTCTCTCTCATTGATATATCAATCTGTTGTTGACCAATAATAGTACACTCAACAGTCTCAACAACATTCTCATATCCAGTAGTAACTATTCTACCAAGTGAGAAGTATTCATCTTGAGCATCTTTATCAAGATACCATGCACCACCTGTAGTACCAACACCAAGAGTTGAGTTACCTACGTTAGGAGAGTTGTTACCAAATACAGGACCATTACCAACAATCTTTCTTGTTCTTAAATCAGGTACTTTAAATGTTCCTAAGTATGGATCACCCCAGTATTGCATTACATTATTAGTATTGATACCTTCAATAGAACCATCAACAGTATTAATTCTTGCTACAGCAGTAGCACCTGATCCATTACCACCAGTAAATTGTATTGTTGGTGGTGAACTATATCCTGCTCCAGGATTAACAACATCAACACGTACAATCACACCATTCTCAACAACTGCACCAGCAGTTGCTTGCACACCAGCACCACCACCAGGAGCAGTAATTCCTACAAGTGGTAGTGTTGTGTATCCTGATCCACCATTTGTTACATCAATACCACTACTAGCTCTACCACCATACTTGTTACCAATTAATTCAAATAATCCTGGAAAATCTCCAATATTAAACTCATCACCATTACAATACAAATAACCCTCATGAGTATATGCAGGATTATCTTTTACTGCATATGCATTACCAGTAGTTTCTGTTAGAGCAGGGAACGTGGTAGCACCAAACTTAACAAAGTTATGGTCTAGTGAGTTTGTACCAGTCTTTAAATTGGGTACAATAGCACCCACTGGTGTTGTATCTACGGTAAGATCTGTGTAGAAACCTGTCCGAGCATTTCTGTATAATTGTGATGTTGTCATTAGATCTTAATTAGGTATTCCATTACAACAAAAGGAGCACATGCACTATCTATTGAAACTGATGAGTCTGCACCAATTGTCATGGTAGTTTGTAAGTTTTCAGGTGGAATGACAATAGCATTTGTCTTAACCTGATAGTTATGATCACCCTTCTCCAAATCGATGCGGTGATTATGTATGGTAGGATCAAGACCTCCCTCCCGTGGTAGTTCTGCTGTATCTGTTACAGTATTTTCTAGGTCTGTTGTAGCACGACCAGTAACAACTGAATCATTTGCTTGTAGTGGTAACACATCATATAAACTATTACCAAGAAAATCTTCAGGTACACCTTGAGCACCCTGAATATATGTTGGTTGAACTGTTATAGTATCATCAGAAACAGCACCGCCACCTGGAATACAAACAAATAATAACTGTGCAACGTTTCTATATCGTGCTATGTTAGATCCATCAGCAGAACCAGCGAGTGTTCCTCTATTAATAGGACCCATTGTTGAGTTCAATATACAATTATATGTGTATTGATCACCAGCACCATATATGCAGTGACCCCAATAGATAGTACCCTGTGCAAATTGTGTTGATGTTGCACCACCACCTGTACCTGGAGACCATTTATCTATAGCAAAACATGGTTGTTGTCCTGTTCCTGCTATTCCACTACTATTTGTAGTTCCATCCAACCAATCCTGAATAGGAATAGTAGAAGCATTTCTTCTACCAAGTTGACCCTGAGGCTGAGGAGCATTAGTACCAGTCTCTGTTAAAGCTAAGTTTCTTGCTCTTACAGCAGAGTGGAAGTGTGAGTGTGGATGAATAGTATTCTCTTCAGCACCTTCACTATCTGTACGGTGTGTTGCACCAGCATATGACCAAGAGGGTTTACCTCTAATATCAATCTCTTGACTTGGTACTGAGATAGATCCACTATAATCTATTCTAACATTCTCACCAATAGCAGAGACTGCTTCAATACCAATACCTGAACGACTTATCTCATTGTCTAATGAGTTCTTTAATCTTATATTATTATATAATCCTGAGTTAGCACCTGAAGTTGGTTCAGGATACTTAGATCCAAGATCAGGAACCATGAACTGTGAGTCAGTTAATGTATCAAAGTTTGTTAGATCAGTATTCTTTCTAATAAACTTACAGTTCTGACCCACACCACATATAGCTGCTAGTTGTGGATAATCTTCAGCAAAGTATTTTGTACCATCACATTTCAAATAACCAGCAGGTAAATTTTTTGTATTAAGAGTACCATCAGGTAATCCTTCATACTCCATTGGCCAAATAATAACTTGACCTGTCAAGTTACCATACTTAGCTCTTTCTTTGTTATAGAATACTGCCATTAGAACGCTTTGATAATGAATGTCATCGTTAACGAAGGTTGTGTAGTATCACATGAAATATTTAGTGCATTTTCAAGACTTTGTGCTTGTAATGCAGAACCATCTGCATTGTCAGCAGTGTGTGATGGAGGACCAGCCATCGATCCTATACCCTGTTGTATCTCAAAACTACCATGATTATGTGCTCTGAATGCTGACTGAACTGGATCCTTATTCTCTGCACCTAAGTTCATTGAAGTTGGCCATGCACCATGTCTAAATCTAAGATCATATGTACCAGAAACTAATGTTGATGAACTAAGAGTTACTTCCCATGATGGTGTAGGATTAACATCTATCTCTTGTTGTGCTTCCATTGTCTGAACATATGTACCTTCTCTTAATATGTCATACTTATCATCCACATTAACAGGTGTCACATACATCAATGGAATGATTGCATCCCACTGATACCATGTATCTGGTGCAGTACCATACTGTCGTCTAAGATCAGTACCACTAGGTAATATAATTTTATTAGTAGCATCAAGTACGCAACCACTAACAGTAAACACAGCAGCAGTTTCAGGATCATCTACTAGACCATCAGATCTTACTGGTGATCCTGTATCATATCCAAAATAGTTTGGTCTAGACCTATACTCCATAGGTCTTGGGAACAAACCAGTATGGTTTGGAGTCTTGTGTGTATCTACTGGAACAGTATCTAACAACTGATCTGTATTTCCTCTACTGAAAACTGTTTGTGTGTATGTTGTACTACCATGTCCAGATCCTCTGTCATTGGTATTAGTACGCCAGTTTGCTGCACCAGCAGGAGTAGTACCCCAGTAGTCTTTATTAGAACTGTCTGTTATAAACTCCATGAAACTATCCATACGTGGTAGAGTATGTTCATGAGTTTCATCACCATAGAATGTTATGTTAGTTGCACCATTCTGCCATGATGTTGGTTCAGCAGCTTTAAGAGAACAAGTGTTAGGACCATCAGTAGCACAATATACTGTAGCAGAACCAGTCATCTCTATACCTTGGTCTGTCCTAAAGGTCATTGCACCAGTAGGGTTGACGTTGGTAGATAATATATTATCTGAGTGACCATGAGCAGGAGTATGATTAATACCCAACTTACGATTCAGTGTGTATATTGTCTCAATAAAATCAGGAGCAAACAAAGTTATGTTAGTGAACTTAAAGTATAAGTTACCAGCTATATTAAGTGTGAAATCAATATCAGATGTTGCTTCATAGGTTGTAGTAACTGAAACAGTTTCACCATAGTCTTGAACCAGAGCACCTACTACAGACTGAGCATCATTCTGACCATGTTGATACGTTGGATCATTGAGATCTGTATTCTCTAGGTCAGTCATTACTCTATTAGATAACTGAGGTAATCTAAACTCAGCATTCTCATAACCAGCATAAGGGAATGGATAATGATCTCCATTAGTATCAATCATACTACCACCATAGGTGTCACCTAAATTTGCTGCAAGTAATGGATAGTCAGCAGCTTTTAAAGTCTGACCTGTACATACTATCCATCCTGTAGGTATGTTAGAAGGAAGGAAACCTGTACCACCATCACCGCCCCAAGGTAGGATAGTTCCTACCTTTGCAGTTCTCATGCTTTTAATAGAATCGTAGAGTGCAGTCATGTCTTTAGAGTTCGATTAACCACCATCCTCTTAATCCAGGAGGAATGGTTTGAGCAGAAGCAGAACCTTCAACGTCAACAGTACCAGCGTAAACTAGACCGAATGATGCGTTGCGTGTCTGAATAATTAACTCACCTGAATCCCATGCGGTATTCAGTGTCTGACCAGCACCAGCAGCGATTCTAGATCCTTGACCATCACCCTGTATGTTAACAGAGATGTTATTGATCTTCTTCGCTCTGATAATCAGACTTGTATTATATGTAAGGTTACCACTTAGTTCAACAAATCTAATCATGTCACCTGTTTGTGCATTGTCTGGTAAGTAAACAACCATGTTGCTTCCAGAAGATGCGTTAACAAGATAGTTCTGGTTAACTTGTAGTGGGTTATCAATTTGCTGACCAAGACCAGTTGTAGGATCAAAGGCAACGTAAGTATGTCGTCTACCACCACCAGCAGTCCAGTACTTCTCAATACCGAATGAATCGATAGCGTTGTTCTGATAGATCTTGAAGTCCTTAGGACCAGCAGTTCCACCAGTTCCAGCAGTACCTAAGTTATCTATATGGAATATAGGTTCAATTGCTGATTCAAGTTCTAATACTTTACCTGCCTGATAGAAGGTTTGACCCATCAAGATGTTACCTTCTTTATTTGTAACTCTGAATGTAGTTTCAGTGCTGCAAAGTCCGAACATCTGACAGTCATCATAGTAGACCTTAAGATCACCATAGAATGCACCAGGACCTTTGAGTGTAAGTCCAGCAGTATCTGTCTTAGGATCTTCAATTGATCCATCACCTGAGTGACCATCATCGTTAGCGATGGACATAACGAGTGTCTTACCATCAGAACCATACATTCTGATAGCACCACTCATGACCTCAAGATCCTGATTGATAGTAGTAGATCCACCACCAAATAGTTGAACTGGTGTAGTACCAACAACGTTAGGTTCTCTGATCTGCTTAGGCATCTTGATTGCATAGAATGCATCAAGTGTTCCATCAACAGAGTCAGGTGTGAAGAATTCAGATCCTATTCTGACAAGAGTTACATAATCAAGTTTAGGAGCAATTAGATCAGCATCCTTGAGTGAGATCTCTAATCTAATATCACTTTGGTTAGGTGATCTAGCCTTAAGTGCTGTTGCTCTGTCTGCCTGAGTAGCAGCCATATCATGTAGGAGTGTTGTAGTCCTTTCATACTTGTCTAACTTAACAAGGTTAGTACCAATAGAGAATGCTATTGCACTAGTACCTTCAATTCCACGACCACCGTTGACATACTCAGCATTAGATGCTGTTGGTAGGATAAACTCACCACCTGCACCTGTGTAAGGATCATCGGTGACTCTAATAATTTCAATAGATGATGTAGTATAGAGTGCAATCATATCACCCTTCTTGAATGATGTTAGATTACCTTGTATCTCAATATTAGATGTCGCTGAAACAATAGCAGCAGAAGTTGTTGATGCAGGACCACCAGAGATAACAGACATTGGATTGTGTCTGTATACATGAACTTCATCAACACCCTTAGTGTATGCAGCAGGTGATGTACCATACTGTTCAGCAAGCAAGAATGCTGTACCATGATGATTACCAATGGTTGTGTCACCTGTACAAGTGTCAACTTCGAAGGTTGTAATACCAGATCCATCTGATATAGTTAACTTCTTATTGGTTGTTGAGTTTGTGTATGGTGTAGTACATGTACCATTGAGACTTAACTGACCATTGATGATGGTAGTTCCACCTGTACCCAACGTTGTGTTACCAGTTGTTGAATCAACTTCAAATACAGTTTCCTCGTTAGCAGTATCACAACCATTCTTGATGGATAGTTTCTTAGCAACCTGACTCAATAGAGTCTTGACTTTAAAGAGTTCACCCTGATCAAATATACCATCAGCAGTTGTATCTTCACGATCAATGATTACATAATCACCAATCACAATAGATCCACCAAACTGTGCTAAGTATACATTCTCCTCAGTACCAGCATCATCTAAAGTTGTAGTTGTCCAAGTAGCATTGAACTGAACGATACACTTGTAGATAGCAGTAGTATCTGAATGATCAGATCTCTTAGCAGTATATGTACCAAATGGTAGTCTTTCAACTACGATCCAGTAAGGTGCAACGTTGATTCTTGGAAGAGAAACAATCTTGACAAATTCTGGATGTTTGTTACCACTGTCATCAGTATCAATAAGTAGAATGTCATTCTCACTGAAGTACTGATTACCAGCAGCATCGAATGGACGATTCTTAAGTGGTAAGTAGAACTGTTCACCAGTTAGAGCTGGTAGACTTAGAGGTTCAACGTTACCAGAGATTGCTGTGATTGTATTCTGGAATACTGTTCCACCCCAATCACCAGTACCAGCAGTATCAACTGCGTTGTAGTTTTCATCAGTGGATATAACTCTTAGTACATCAATCAAATCAACATTACTGTTGAATACATTGTTACCAAGATCTCCACTAGCATGAGTGAATGCAGTAGATCCAATCTGTGCTCTGTCTGCTGTGAATGAGTAAGAAGCAAATCCACCACAGAGTGTAATGTCTGAGTTAAATCTAGCACTTGAATCAACGACTAGGTTGTTCCTAATTGTTGTAGTACCACCCTTACCAGCGATTGTGATCTCAGCAGCGTTGGTAGCAAAGTCAAGTTTAGATGTAGCAGAACTACCAGAGAAGAACTCAACAGTTCCAGCAGTAGATGTTAACTTAACAGTGTCAAGTAATCCTCTAGTTGTACCTAACTGGAAGTCTCCCTTAGTCTTGAATGACTTAGTACCTATAAGTGTGAATGATAATGATTCGTTATTATTATAAGCACCACCTATCTCTACCTTAGAAATATTGGTAGAAGTATCAGGAGTAGCACCAATCCATATATTACTATGGAGTGAAGCATTACCTACACGAATGAATTGGTCAGCAGTGCTATCGTTAGCAACATGAACTGTACCAGCAGTAGGTGCAAAGTCTAATGTTCCAACAAATAGACTTGGGAAGAACTCAATAGTACCTGTAGTAATAGTAGTTCTAACCTGTGCAGTATTAGTTCCACCACCACCATTGATTTCAATGTCCTCTTCGAACTTAGCATCACCAGTGAATCTAGACTCACCATCAACAACTAATGCTCTATCAAGTTCTGCGTTAGTTACATTAACACCAACACGTCCACCGTTAGCAGTAGAAACTCTGAAGGTTGACTCATCAGTTGGTGTAGCACTATCACCACCAACCATGAATGCATCAGTACGTTCTTGATATGTTCTGGTAGCATCAGTTGCATGTGATGCATAGTCAGTGATCTTCTTACCACTAATGAATGCAGTACCAACAACATCCAAGTTAGCACGTGGAGTTGTCTTAGCATCAACGAAGTTTGTTGCGAAGGATGCCTTATCAGATCTACCAACTGTGTTAATACCAAGTTTGTAATCACCAATAGCATCACTCTCTGTTCTAAGTGCTTCACCACCAATAACACCCCACTCTTTCCAGTTGGAGTTAGAGTACTCAAGTCTAATATTAGAATTGTTTAGAACTTCATCAGACCACATTCTTGGGTTCTGATTGTTAACAGTGTTCTTGGTTGCACCAATAGCAATTTGTAATGTATCAGCAGCAGGATTAAATCCATTTGATATAACCTGCCATGTACCATTGAAATCACCATCACTGTATCCAGTGATCTTAATCTCGGAGGATGATGTGATACCAAGTTGTTGGTTAGTTAGTGAAACCCACTTGATTGTAATAATATTAGTATTATTAAATGCAAATGATTCAGGAACAGCATTACCAATTAATGTGTAGTAGTTAGAGTAGATCCAACCAAGTGATCCAGTCTTACCAATGCTCTCACCCTTGAGTAAGAAATCACCAGACTTAGGAGCACCAGCATTACCATACTGAACAATCTGACTTGCATTAAATGCACCAGTTTGATCAGGAGTAATGTTAGAAGGTACAGCACCTACAACATGTGTCTGAATCTTGTATGCTTGACCATCTCTGCGACTATTGAATTGGAAAATTGCTGCGGAAATTTTATTCCTAGCAATAACAATATCACCACCAGTTTCGACATTTCTGACGAATGCTGATCTATCAAGAGAACCATCATCGATAGCAGGATCAACGAAGGAAGAAACTACCAACGCAGGGTTGTTTCTAACAGTTCCAAGAACATTAATTAGAACAGGTGAGTTGAATGTACTTCTCTTATCCTGAGCTTCACCACCATTAACAGTGATGTACTCATTGAATGTAACAGGAGTATCAAACGTAGTAACTAGATTACCTAATGACTCGTCATCATCATCAGAATCAACAAGTGTTGCAGACTCTAGGAATACTTCTTCACCAGTGATAGCATCAATCTTACGGTTACCAATGTATAGGTCACCGTTAGAGTTAAGACCAGTGTAGAATACTAGACCACCATTTTGTTTCTTAGACTGTGCATAGAAGTCTTGTATCTCTGTGAGTACAACTTCCTGACGTGCAGGTAGACCAGTTGAGTAGTTACCTGGACCAAAACCAAGATATTCAAATGTGTGGTTACCTGCTCTTGCGATAGATGGTCTTCGAAGTTCAACGTAGTATCGTTGATCTGTTTGAACTGTACTATCACCAGCGATAGGAATTAATCTATCTTCTGATCCAGAAGCAGCGTTACCCTTCTGTGCTCTGATTCTATTATCAATAGCAGATGATACTTGTGTATAAGTATTGTCTCCAAATGCATTGTTCTTAACTAGATCAATAACACTCTCTTGAGTTAGTGAACCCTTGAAGTCGTTAACTCTTACAAGACCATGAACATAGTTATCAGCAGCAGAATATGTCTGAGGTGGATCAACTAATGTTGCATCCAACTGCTGATACCAGAGAGGATCGTTCTTGTAGTTTAGAGGATATAGTTTGCTGATAGGCTGAGAGAACTTGAAGTTCTTGAAGTTGCCTAAGTTACCAGCACCTTGAGGCATTGGTGAAATGTTACCACGAACAGCAGTTAGATAGTAGATACCATCTTGCTGACCATAGATACGTTTCTGAATCTCCTGTGTATTGAAGATGTAGAATGTGTCATCAATCTGACCAACATCTTCTACCGATTCAACATAGTATTGGATGCTTGCATCGTCTTCAATAATATCACCTGGTGTGATAGTATAAACAGCAGAACCATTCTGTCTGTAATAGTATTCAGGATAACCTTTCTTAATAAGATCCTTAAGTACCAATGACTTACCAAAGTCAGCATCAGCAAGTAGATCAGCAAATGCAGTACCTTGACTGAACCTTATGTTATCGATAGAATCATAGTCTATCTTACCAACAGTATCCTTAAGGATCATGTGCCATGTAGTAGTGCCAGGTACTTGCATGATTGCATGTAAGTAACCATAACCACTAGAGTTACCATCCCACTCGATCCTGCTACCTGGTGCAGATTGTGTCTTGTTAGCAGTGAAGGATCCACCTTGAGGTGCAGTAATCTTAACAGTAGTAAACTTAGTGTTTGATAGTGCAGGATTAGTAACACCCTGTTCGAATACAGTTAGTTCTAGATAATCATCAGCACCCTGAGTAACATATCTACCAGACTGAATAGTCATAGAGATATAGTTCTGAGTTGTGATAACCTTAGCGAACTGTGTATTAGCTACAAGATCCTTCTTGTATGGATCGTATGCTACTTCACTATTAAGACTGAAGTTATTAAAGTCTTGCTTAGTGTAACCAATGTATTCGTTAGCTTGTACTGGGTTAGAGAAACGTGCTTTAGTTACGTTACCAGAAACAGGTTTAAGAATTAGTTTCTGAGGTACTAACCTTCTTGTTTCATCAGTCCTTGTCTTGATGGTGAATCCGTTAAGTGGATCACGAACAGACTTAAGATACTGAGGTATAACATAACGTAGACGATATAGTCTATCATCAGCAGGTCTTTCATCCTTAATTCTTTCGAACCAAGAGTCATTGGTCTTATCAATACCATCAGCGTATTCTCTGATCCTCTTGATGATTTGATCTGTGTTGTTACTATTCTCAACCTGTAAGTACCACTTACCATATATTACTGGTGCAGTATTAGGATTAACATACGTTGGATCAAATCTCATTGGAGACTGACGCTTGTTAGCAAATACGTTGAAGTCGTAGATGCCTGGCTGATATGTTATTGGGTTAACACCCTGTTCTGCATCACTCTTAGTCTTGTGGATAGTAAAGACTTTCTCTGTTTGATACCTAGCAAAGAAGTACTTGTTACCTAACAGTCTTCCATTAGTATCTGCAACAGTAGTATCACTAGCATATGCTGCACCAACTAAAGGTAGAGAACCACCTTCTCTTACTCTAAAGAATACAGTATGTCCTGTAGTGTTAGAGAATGGAACATCAAAGATGTGTGGAACATCTGTACGGATATTAGTATTACTTACACCGTCAAGTACACAAGCATATTGATGTAGATCATAGTTATCATCAAGAACAAATTGATATAGATCAATCTCTACGTCTGGATGTATATCTTCTACTTCAGCAGAATGTAAGTAGATACCAGCAGCAGCATTCTCTTTGCTGCTTGCAAGCATGATCTTAGTCTGATCAGTACCATTGAATGTAGATGATACACCATAGTTCTCAGGCTTAGTAGTTCTTGCAGGAGCAATTACATAGTATTCTCTGTTAGTTTCAAATCCATTAGGTAGTCTAACGAAACGCTTATCAACATCAACATAAGACTGTGTAGCAGTATCATAACGTGGACGTGGAACCAATCTAATTGGTGTACCTGTCTCAAGATCATGTGGGTTAGCAACATTACCTTGTCCTAGTGTCCAAACTGTTGCTCTAGATGACAGTGCAGTAGACAACTGTGATGGTTCACTACGTGGCACAGTTCCCAATCCAGTTTGAATAACTGTGGTAATATTAGAGAAGTACTGACGTATAGCATTTGCTTGATCAACACACTGAGGATACGTTGTATTCTGTGTGATAGTATTATCAACTGTTCTAGTAAGAGTTGTGTATACACCATCAACAAAGTCGAAGTACAAGTATGAGTTAGTACTTGTTGCGTTAGCATTAATAGAAGGACCAAACTCTAGACCAAGAGGAACAGGGTTCCTTTCAACACTGTCAAGATAAGAATTAGAGTTGATAGTTCCAGTGATTATCTGGAAGAGAGTTGTGATTGTAGATGCAACCTGTTGACAAGCACCATTAGAAATAGTTCTTGTTACACTATCAAGAGATGTTGGTGTTTCAACTGTATCAATAACAATCTTGAATAGTGAGTTAAGTGTTGATCTTACATCTTCACATGATCCAACTGAAGGAGTTCTTGTAACTCCACCAACTATGATTTGTTCTGATGAACTGACGAAGGTATGAACTGACGTATCAGATGATACACCAACATTAACCGTGATTGTGGTAGCAGTAGTGCCAGTAATGGTAGGATCATTGTTTGAAGCTGGGTCTGTTGTACGTGGATAAGTATGATTTGATGCATTATTATCTCTAGCACATGTAAATGTTAGAGAGTTATCAGGAATATTAACACCGATTCCAGCACTGTAGTTGTGAGCACCAATGTCAAGTGTTAAAGCACCAGTTGCAGGATCATAAGATGATGTAGATACTGTATGCTTCTTACCAGACAATGTAGTAGGATTACTAATAGCATCCGTTACAATCTTAGTAAGAACACCAACAGCAGATCTCATGTCCTCACAAGGACCAACAGAATCTGTACGAGTTACACTTTGTAGTGATGCTGGATTAGCGATTGTACCTGTTAAGATAGTAACTAAAGTATCGATAGCACTCAATACAACAGCACAGTCTCCGTTAGCAACACCATTAGTAATGGTTGTGTCTTTAACCTGAGTTAGTGCAGTGTGACCACCAACAGTAACATCTACGTTAGTAGCAACCTCTTTCATGATGTCACGTACTGCATTGAATGCAAAGGCAGTTTCAGCCTCAGATCCAGCAGCATGAGCACCTGCAACATAAAGGTTAGCAGCATCCCATACTCTATGGTTACCACCATAACCTGTGTTATGTGCAACAACTTTAACTACATCTTTAAGATCATCTAAACAATCAGCAGAACTATAACCAGACTGCCATGAATAAGAAGGATACTGAGCAATCATTCTACCCAGTGCTATCTCTGCTGCAAACTCTACGTTAGCTAAGATTAGATCCTTAGCATCAGCATGTCTGTTACTTACATGAGCAGCTGCACTAGCAGTTATAGAAGTGTCCCTAACCTGTGTGCGACCATGAGAACCAAGTGTTACAATATTCTCATTCCTACCGATTTGAATCATCAAATCACGTGCATGATTAAGTGCATCGATAGTTTGTTGCTCTTCTCCAGCAACCTCTTGAACCATACCCTGAACATAGAGATCGGTCATTTCCCAAACTCTATCGTTACCACCGAATGCTAGGTTGTATGAAACTTCTTCTATGAAGTCTACGATATCATCTTTACAATCTTGTGGGTTACCTGTTGGAGGAACAAAACCAGGATAGTTAACCAACATCCTTTCATATGCTTCATCAGCAATGAGTAGTTTGTTAGCAACAACTAGGTTACGTGCATCACCAAATCTATCTGTTGGGGGATCAGGTTCGTTGAATGTGATACTCTTATCGAATACCTGAGATAAACCATGATGTCCAGTAACAAGGATCTTCTGGTTTCTAAGTGCTTGAGCAGCCATCTCACGTGCTTGCTCAAATACATAATTGGTTTCATCTTCCTCACCAGCAACATGAGCACCAGTCTTGTATGAGTATGCTGCATCCCATGTCTTATCGTTACCACCATAAGCAAGGTTGTCACCAACTGCTTGAAGTAGATCAACAACATCATCAATACAATCTTGATTATGATACTGTTGGTTACCAGCAACTGTGAATACTTTGTGTATCGAATTACTTATTGCACTAACAAACTTATGGAAGTAAGCACCACCAGTTTGAATAGCACCAGCAGATGCACTCTTGAATTGATGTGGATACTGATCAGCAGCAGCACCAACACCAACGTTAACAGTGAATGTTCCTGATTCCTTCTCAATATTATTAGCAACTGATCTTACAAATGTATGATTAGCAGTAGGATAATGCTTGATAGAATTAGCAACAGCACTTACAAATGTGTGAGGTGACTGTGGTTCAAAATGTACAGCATTAGTAGTTGAACTTACAAATGTATGAGTGTATCTCTGATTGTAGATAACAGCATTTGTTGTAGCACTTACGAATGTATGATCATACTGATCTGAAACAGCACCAATACCAACATTAACTGTGATAGTTGTGGTTGTAGCATCCTTAATTTCTAGATCACTATTGTATGCTGGATCAGTAACTCTAGGATATGAGTGATTAGTAGCATTACTATCCTTTGTACATGTGAATGTCAAAGAATCAGATGCTAATCTAATCTTCTCACCATTCTGTAAATCATGTACTCCAATGGTAAGAACCATATCACCAGTAGATGCATTATAAGAAGCATTTGTTGGTGTGTAGTTAGTTAAAGGAGATGCACCAATGTTAACTGTAATAGTTCCATTCTGTCTCTTAAGACCATTAGCAATAGCAGATACAAATGTATGATTAGTAGTATCACTAGAGATACCTACGTTAACATCAAATGCATTTGTTGTTACATTCTGGATCTTCAACCACCTTGAACTTGGGTAGTCAAATCCTGGCCTGGGATAATTTTTCTGACTTACGTTACCATCAAGTTCACATGTCATCACCAGTGTATTATCTTCGATTAAGATATAATCTCCTTCAGTGAATCCATGATTGTTAACAGTCAAGGAAAGTACACCTGTCTCAGGAATATAACCTGCACCAGCAACACTGTGAAGTGTAGCACCTACCTCATTAATGATGATAGATTTCTCACCTGCAAATGGATCAATTCCTGGACGTGGATAACTATGATTTGATGTGTTGTTATCTTTAGAACATGTAAAGGTTAATGAATTATCTTTAAGGACAATATTTGCACCTTCACGAAGACCATGCTGACCAATGGTAAGGATCATCTCACCAGTGGTTGAGTTGTAATCAGCAGCAGTAGGAGTCCATGTTTCGTTATCTCCAGCTCCACCTACATTGACAGTAATTGTGTTTGAAGTTCTGCCAATAATATTAAGAGATCTGGATGATGCAAAGTCAGTTCCAGTCTGACGTGTAATAGCACCAGCAACACCACTTACAAATGTATGTACATCTGTGTTGGTAGAAGGTACACCAGCAAGACACTGGAACTCAAATGTATTTGAAGATACATTAGAAACTTTAATCCACTGACCACTTACAGGATCACTAGGACGTGGGTATGATTTCTCAGCAAGAGTACCAGTAGCACCGTTGAATCCACAACTGAATTTCAATGCACCATCAGCAATCTTAACAAAGTCACCGTTCATCAATCCATGATCAGTTGTAGTTGTTATAGAAACAATACCTGTTGTAGGATTATATGTTGTACCAGTTGTAGCACTAAGAGTTTTGTTTGCTGGACGTGGATATACTTTCTGAGATTGTTCTTCATCCATCTGACACTTGAATGTCAGTGAGTTATCATCGATAGTAATACCATCACCGATAGCAAGAGAATGAGATCCAATAGTTAATACTAAATCACCACTAGCAGGATCATAGTTAGCACCAGTTGGTGTGAACTTATTCTCTGTTATGTCAGCAGTAACAGCACCATAATCAGCAGATATAAATGTGTGAGTATAGTTACCACCACTGGTTACAGAATCAGCAAGAGCAGAAACAAATAGATGTTGTGTTGTGTTAGTAGACTTACCAACATCAAGTGTGATTGAATCACCAGCAACAGCAGTAACAACTATAGGAGAATCATATGACTTATCTCTCTTCTGACTAATAGCACCAGCAACAGCAGATACAAATGTATGTGCAGTAATGTTGGTAGATGGAGCAAAGTCTAATACTTGAATATCAAATGTACTTTGAGTTACAGCAAGAACCTTAACCCACTTGTTACTAATAGGATCACTA